TCTTTCAAACATATGTACCTTTGGTGGAGATGCCCGCATCGAAGCGGGGTCTTGTGTAAATATCCTCTCAGGTCATCACAATGGAATTCTCTATGAATATTTATATATCACAGATTTCAAAGGTTCCATCCATCTATCTTTTGTCTCTCTGAAAAGTAAAGGCTTTTCGTTCTCTACTGCCATGATAATTGTAATGTTGTTTATTGGGATTCCTGTTCGTTCCTCATACGCGTGTGCATAAAAAGCTCCTTGCATGAAGTAGGCATGACACATATCCCATGTCTTTATTTTTCTGGAAGTCTTATAATCAATCACTGCCAACTCATCATCGAACTCTGCGATTAAGTCTGTCCGTCCAGCTAGTTTAAGTTCATCCGAATATAATGCTCCTTCAACGCAATGGATGTTGTCAATACAATCTAATAAAGGATTGATGGATTGGAACATTTCGACCTCGTTGGGCATCCGGCCGTCTAGAAATCCGTCTTCGTTTTTGATATAGGACTCACAGATAGAATGTACGCGGGTTCCCTGACGCGAGGCTTTGGTTGATATTCTGTTGGCCTCCACTTCTCCAACCCTTGCTCTCCACTTCTGTATACCAGCTTTGGAGAGGTTTGATAAAAGTGTGGTGATAGATATGTACTTATTCCCATCGGGTGTAACATAGTGCCTCTTTCCATCTATATTTTCAGTTTTCAATTCAAAGTCAAAAGGCTGACCTACATGATTAAATGTTTTCATATCAATGATGCCAACTCATAGTTGCTCCCGCCTGTTGCTTCTTTATTTCTTTGAGTTTATCGGTCATCCAACTTGGTGGCTTTTTAGTATGTCCGGGCGATGATATATTATCATACGCAAACGCGGTAGGTGTTGGGCCAGGAACTTGATTAATTTTTCCACCACAAACAGGAGCTGCTCGGTGAAGTTGTTTATCACAGGGTTCTTCTGTAGGTTCAGCTCTTTTAGCCATAGGTAGGAAATCCTCAAATTCATTTCCACACTTTTCACAGCGGTAATCATATGTTGGCATTTGTATCCTTATCATTCTCAATTATAGAGTTGAGTGAGGAAGACTTTCCCCACTCTTCTACTATTATACACCTTTAACAATAGTTTGTCAAGTCTTTTTGATTGTCGTTTTGGATTTATTATAAAAAATATGAGTATCAATCTCTACTGTTTTACGGCGTGGGTTTGCCCATCTCGGACTACTGATATAGTCTGCGTGATAATGGGTTGCTCCATCCGTTATGTCTTTCAAGTCAGGAGTTGTTAAGACATACTTAGCAATCTCTTGTGACGCTTTCCACATTGAACCAGTAGTAGGTGGGTCATCAAGTTTACCATCACAATACCAACTAAATTGGCATCGGTCTTTTACTGGAAATCCCGAACTGTAATGCTTTCCTTGTGTAATAACTTTACAAACGGTATTTGGATAATGATGTGATCTCACACGATTCATAGTAACTTGTGCTACTGCTAATTTTCCAGCGGTAGATTCCATAGCTGCTTCAAAATATATATTTTTTGACATACACTCTAGTTCTTCTGAATTCACCATTGGTACAACTGTAGTCTTTCCATTTGTAGTTATTTGTAATGGAGACATTATTGTTGCCTGTTTGTCAGTAATTGGTGGAACCCAAATTTTATATGTGGAGCCCGAATTTAACGTAGCAGACCACAGCGTAATCAGCCCTACTAGGGCAATGAATATTTTCATATTCCTCTTTTGATAGTGTTAATTTAAGTATGATAGCCACTTACTTAAACTTAAATAGGAGAGTTTCGGCCACGGCGGGGAGCTCTGGCGATGTTGCCAGTTTCCCATAATTTGGGGGAGTATAAGGAGTAATCAAAATCAGAGTACCATTCTATTCCATCTAGTGTAGTGGAAAATTTTGACATGGTACTATCCCAATCCATAGTAAATTGAAAATTATCTTCCTTAGCAAGAACAACCGAAACTTGTATCGGTAGTCCGCCCTTCATTTCCAATTGCCGTAGTTCAGCTTCTACAGTTGTTTGTACATTATCTGTAGTAACTTTGGTTAAATTGACTATTCTCTCTTCTAAACTTTTTGTGATCATGGTAATAAATTAGGAAAAGTTTCTTTTATTAAGTTAAAAGTTAATCCTCTACATTTTAGTTTTTTATCCTTCACTTGCAGAAGAAGTTCTACTTCAGAAGGATGTATACCTTCTAAAATTTCTGTAAATGCTTTTTCTCTTTTCATGTTAGTCAAATTTTTGGGGGATTGACCTTCAACAAACAAATACAACTTTCTAATATGAAAATGTAGATAAGTTGGATTTGGCTCGTCTGTGTCTCCTTGATATTTGACTATGGGGGGTGCCCCCGGCGGTAAGAGAAACTTTATATTTGGATCGAATGCTGCTTTTAAAATCTGTTGAAGTGCAAAGCAATCATATTTTAATAATAGTTCTTTCTTTTGTTTTTTGGTGCGTGCTGCTGCAATCTCACCAAAAACTCTTGGTAAACTAGTTGTCATAATTAAAACTCGTCAATTACATCCATAAGGTTCTTCAATCTATTATCAATAAAATAATTCCAGAGTTGACTTCTATCACCAGCTTCTTGATTATCGTATTGATTTACTATATTTATACGAATTGATTCTGGAGTTTCCCTCAAATCAACCATTGTCTTGTTTCTATGGTAGTTTCTGAGCATGGCTTCGTTACAGAATTCTTCTGGTTTTTTACCTCTCCATAGTTCCATCTTCTTCTTGGTTACAGGAGTTTGGCGTTTTCCTTCAGTTATAAGAGTATCATCGGAGGAAAGGATGTTAGGAACACCATCACCAGTATCACCTCTAATTGTCTTATCATACAGAGATTCTGCAGGATCACCAACTACAAACTTTTTCTGAAGTGGCGACCATTGTCTCACTCCTTGATACTTTTGTAACTGAATAAAGTCTTTATCACTAGAAAGTATCAAAGTGGGACGAGAGAAAGCGAAGGTGTTTTGTCTTTCCGCAACAAGAACACCAATAATATCATCAGCCTCCGCACTATCTACGTGCATAACTTTATATGGAAAGTATTTAGTGAGCTCTTCTCTCATTTCATGTAATAATTCAAAAAGAGTTTTCCAATCCGTAGGATCATTCTCTCTATTTTTCCTACGATTTGCTTTGTACTCTGGAAATACTTCTTTTCTCCAATTATCCTTATCATCACAACAAATAACCATTTCTCCATAATCTTTTATAAATTTATTACGAAACATTCTGATTGAATTGAGTATTGTATGTCTTAATAGGTCTTCTTCTACAACTGGATTACCTCTACTCACAGCCATGAAAGAACCAATCACAGTTTGACTATAATCAAGTAGTATCATTTTTCTCCATCTCTATTCTCATTTTGATTGACTCAAGAAACTGATTCCATTGATTCATTCGCATATCCCAATTATAAAAAGTGTCAAAATATGTTTTCTGTAAACTCAATAAAATTCCTGTCTCATCTTTTCTATAAGACTCAATAGCCCTTCCAAGAATATGTGAATGAACCGCAATATGTTTCTCAGGGCCCGGCTCATATCCATACATCCAAGCAAAATTTGCACAAGTCTCTGGAAGGGCTCCAAGATTAGGACATACCACCATACACTTAGCACTCATAGCCTCCATTACTGAAATACAAGCCGTTTCCATGTAAACTGATGGATATGCCATGATATGATTCTTGGTAAGTTCTTCTCTAATCTGATCATTAGATACTGTACCATGATAATTGACACCATCCATTTCTTGAGCAGCTTTATATACATGGCGATATTGTTCATCCATGTGAGGACGGTCATATATTTTAAAACTAGAAAAGATATTCAGTTCTGCTGATTGAACTTCTTCAGATTTATTGTTTTCTTTGAGATGTTTCCAAGCACCAAGTAAAACCTCTAATCCACGATGAGGTGTACTCATATAGACACAAGAAATTTTGTCTTTGGGTTTATCATGTTCTGGAATAGGTTCTATGGCGTGTTGAATAACAACACCATGATCATAAGGAAGGCCAAGATAAACTCCATACTGATACTGTTGCCAATTACTGACAAATATTACCTTTTCAAAGTCTAGCATATTCTTATGTTCTTTAAGAAATGCGACTTCTGGATCTTGGGCAAGGTCATGAGCCCAAAATAATCTTGGTTTATCTTCTAACTTTCTTTTACGAGAAGCGACCCATTGAAAGTAATTCTTTAGTTCTGGATCAATACGAGAAAATAACCACTTCTGCATAAGTTCAGTACCACCTGCTGCTTTGGGGGTTTCTTCTGGAGCAAAATCACTTTCACCGAAATCAATTTTTAATGTCATAATATCCTTTTTTTTAATTTAATAAAATATCTAAATTAATTTAA